GACGGGTTGGATCACTTCAGGCAGGGCAAACTGCCCCGGTTCTAAAACAAGTTCACTCATTGGCTTCTTCTACTTTCTTAGCAAGGTCAAGGAGATGGCGCTCTGCGATGGCTAGACCCTGAATAGTCCCGCAAAGTTTTTGATACTCGTCGAAATTGCGGCATGCCCCACCAGCGCAGTCATCTGCGTAGTTGTTCATGTCGGTGCGTAATTTTTCGCGCAATACGCGTGCAAATTCTGAAATCATTGTTTAGGTGGCTCCTTTTGTTGGTTGGCTCGTTGCTGCATCTGCATCTGTTCACGCTTGGTTTTTATGTCCCCAGCCTTGCCCATTGCAGAGATGTTTGCCGCTGACTTCTGCTGTTGCAGTTGACCGGCTTTGTTCATGGCATCAATGTCTAAACGCTTGTTGTCTAACTCCAACCGATCCTGCATCTCTTTCGCTTTGAGCTGCAACTCCTGTTGTTTGATCTGGAGTTCTTGTTGCTTGATCTGCAACTCTTGCTGCTGCATCTGAATCATCGGGTCTTGTTGTTGCTGTTGCGCCTGCTGTTGCGCCTTCTGCGCTTGGCTTTGCTGGAGCACTTGTTGTGCAGCTTGGGCCATCATGCCGGAGAGCTGAATCTCCATCTCAGGCGGCAGCTTCTCGTCTTCCGGCGGCAAGGGCATGCCCAACTGCTGCTCAATTTTCTGGCGGTATGCGTACCCAACGTGCTCGGCAACGTGCGCCATCATTGCGCCTTGAATCATTGGTGCCTTCGGGTTCTGGCCAACCAACTCCATGACGATGGGGTCTTGCATCGCCATCATGTGTACCTTGATGTGCGACTCATGGTCTTGGTAGAAGAACGCCTTGAGTGGCTCCAGACGCAGTGCGGCCATGTTCTCAGACACGGGGTCTTTTGGTTTCTGGTCGTCCGGCAAGGGCACGAGCTTGTCAGCATCCTTGATACCCAGCACCGCCAACATCTGTCTGTGAAGCTGGGGCAAGTCGTAAATATCCGGTGCCATCTGCGCCATCTGGATGACTGCTTGGTACTGCACAACCCGCTGACTCATGGTGGATGCGTTCGGGTCGCTCACGGGAATAATGTCTACGTGGTCGTAGTCAGCAGCCTTGGCCTTGCGTGGGGCATCAACCGGATCGTAGTCATAGTCTGGGTCGGTGTAGTCGCGGATGATCGCGGCCAACAAACGCAGCTCTTGTTTGAATGTGTAGTGCAGTCGCGCTTGCACGGCGCTCATTACTTTTAGCTGGCGCTCCAAGAGAGCCAGTGTGGTTCCCACAGGAGCTTGGGCAGACATGTCCGACACCTTCATGTCGGCAGTAGCTGCAAATCTGCGGCCTTCTTCTACGATCTGGCCAAGCAGACCCATCAGAACTTGGCTTGGCTCCTTGTAGGGTAGAGGCAAGATGCTGTCACGCAACGCACCAGAGGCAATGTCTACGTCACGCCATTCTCCGGGTGCGATGGGGGTGTCGTCTCCCTTGATGCGCATTCCGCGAGTTTTAAGACCTCCGGGTAGGTTAGACAACGTGCCAGCATCAACAAGTTGGCGCATGAGGCTGGTGGCTGATTTGGCATAGCCTCCAATGAGATGGAAAAGGCCAAAGCCGTACGCTCCAAAACCCGGGATGTACTGGTAGTGAACAAAGTGCTGTCGTTTGATTTCAAGGGGGTCTTCCTGTTCCCAGTTTCTACGAATGGCCAGAACATCGTTCGAGCCTTTGATTAGGGTAACTACGTATGGACGCGTAATGCCTGTCGGTTTGCCATCGTCATCCAAGTCTGCATCCCCCTCCAATATCAAGTCAACATGTGACTCATACAGGGTGTAGCGATCGTCATTTATATCAGAGAAGCCCGTTTCTTTGTCCTTGGCCTTCTTGATGTTGTCCTGCTCCTTGCTGGGGTCAGGCAAGTCAATGTCGCGGTAAAAGCCTGCTTGTTGCAGTTTGACAATATCATTCTTTGTCTTGCGCATGACGTGCGTCAGGCGGTAACAGGTGTCCAAGTCAGAGGTGCCGTAGGGCAGCAGGATGTCTTCAGCCGGTACAAATATTGATACCTGACGACCAATGTTGGGGTCGTAGTACACCTTCTTGAACGCCGAGCCGGTGGCTGGCAAGCTCCACAACATGCGCTCATGCTCAGGGCGGAACTCACGCATAACTTCTGTCAGCTCGTAGTTCATATCTTCTTGTACACGCAGTGCTGCTTCTTGCTTGTCTGGGGTTTCTTTGCCCAAAATTTTTGTACGTACCGGCCCTTGCGCGGGGAATGTCTCGGTAATGGTCTCTGACTGAAAGCGAACCACGGCCTCTGTAATCATAGGGTGGAACACGCCAGACGCGCCGTTCCACGGTTCCGTGCGCTCTTCGTACTGGAGTCCCAACAGCTTGATGCCTTCTGTGTATGCGCGTTCCCAGTCCTTGCGGGAACTCTTGTCTTGCTCAATGTCTCCGGCCAACTCGGAAGCCATTGACATGATGTCGCCTTCTTCCAGCGTCTCGGCCAAGTTCTCGTCAAACTTGTTGTCTTCGCCTTTACCAATACTTATCTCCAAATCCCCTGCGCGGATGTTGACCTCTTCGGGATCAATGATCTCAATCTCAATGGCTTCCTCGTCTTGGGCAAGCGACTCTATGCCTTTGGGCTGTTGGAACAGAGCTTTATCTATATTGGTGGCCATCATTTATCCTCAGTAGTACGCCGCCATACGGCGCTTGAAAAATCGGGGTTCGTCTGGCTCATCTGTGTCGATTCTGATGAAGCCGCCTTGTCTGACGCGCAGTAGTGCTTGGGTAGTCGTGTCCACATAGTCATCGTTCTCCCCCACAGGGAAGGCCGCAACCTCTTCAATCACTTCGCGTGCCCAGCGTGTGTCAGGTGCCCATACCAGACCGGAAGCAAACATGTCGGCTACGGCATTGACACGCACCATCTTATCGTTTCCACGGCTGGGTGTAAATTCCTGCACCGGGATGCCCATCGCCCGAAGCTCTTGGATCAGGGGGCCACCAGCGGCTTTCTTCTCCACAATGAACGCATCCGGCTCCCATTCTTGCCAGTGCTTGAAGGCCGACTGCTTTAACTCAGGGAACGGCATCCTGTCCTTGAACGCGTCCAGCAGTATCACCTGCGCCTTGCTGTTCTCTTCCTCGTTATAGAACACGCCCCACGTTGTACACGCACTGTAGTCAGATGTGCTCTTGGTCTCGTGCGCCGTGTCCCAGCTTTGGATTATGTACTCGCAGTCAGGGGGTGTGTCGTTTGGCCAAATGCGCCAGAATTTTCTGGAGATGATTGCCGCCGTGTCGCTGGTTGGCTGCTGCATGTACTGCGCGTTCCAGTACCGTGGCTCCATTGAGGACTTGGCGCTTAGGAGGGACTCCAGCGGCCACTGCTCTGGCCAGAGCGACTTCTCGTTCTCCGTGCCTTCGTGGAGTATTGCTGGAAGTTCTACTATTTCCCACTGGGGTGAGTCCGGGTTATTGACTTGGTACTGTATGAGGCGACCTGTTAAGTCCAACGGCCCCCAGCGTGTCATGATGACAATGATTGCCCCGTTGGGCATCAGTCGTTGGAGTGGGCCTGTCTGGAACCACGACCACGCGGTGTCAAAGGCGAGTCGGCTATTGGCTTTAACATCTTGCTCAGAATGCGGGTCGTCGATAACGAAAAGATCAGCTCCCCGACCAGCCAGAGCACCACCAACACCGGCAGCGTAATACTGACCGCCAGCAGCAGTAGACCACTTGCCAGCAGCCTTCTGATCGTCTGCAATAAGTGTTTGGGGAAAGAGTTCATGGTAGTGCTCATCGTCCAGTAAGTTTCTAACTCTGCGGCCAAAGTCCTCAGACAGCGATGCGGTGTGCGTTCCCATGATGATCTTCTTGTTAGGGAAGTTGCCAAGGAAGTAGGCAGGGAACAGGTAACTGGAGAACTCCGACTTACCCATACGCGGCGCAATATTGATAATCACCCGTTTTTTTTCTCCTTTAATTACCGCATTGAAGATGCGAGCCAGCTTCCTGTGGTGCGGCCCGACCTTGAATCCGGGGTAGACGTGCAAGGCAAATTTAATTATGTCTGTGCGTCCAGCTACCAACGCGTATCGCTTCTCGCGCTCCTCAAGCATATCCATTAACTCCACTTTCTCTTTAAGAGAAAGCGTTGGGAGGGCACGCTGAATAGCCTGCGCTTCAGTCGGGCTGAGCGTCAGATCGTTCAGTTTCATCTTTGCTCTCGTTTATTACTATGTCTTCAATGGGTTCAGCGTCCGTCACACCCATGAACTTGGCCAGCTTCTCTTTGAGCTTGCGGTCAATCTCTTCGTCGGTCAGGTCGGTCTTTTTGATTTCAATCTTGTCGGTAAACAACCCAATCTCTGTAACTTTACCCAGTAAGCCTAAAGCTTTTAAGCGGATGTTGGCGTTGGGAGATTGCGTTTCTTCAAACAACTTGGCCACCGTGTACCCGCGAAGCTCCTTGGCCATCTGTACAAATTCCCAGTCATATGCTGTCAGTAGGCCCGTTATGTGGCGCACAGCGGCTGGGGTTTTAAGTTGAAGCAGTTTGGTTTTTTGTTCGTCGGTGTCTTGGTCAGACACAATCATCTTAAAAGCGTCGCGGGCCAGATGCGCTTGGTTTTCTGTGTTTACGGTGTCGTCAGGCGTTGCGCCCAGTTCTTCTAACCACTGCGCGGTGGCAATTTGTGCCGACAGAAGATCCGCCGTGTCTACAGCATCAATTGACATGAAGTCTTCCAGACTGGCGGTGTCTGGTGAAAATTGCACCAAGTGCTCCAACATATTTATAAGCTGTGTTTTTTCACAGGGTTGTTGCGCATTGGTTTGCAGTGTACACTTATTCCAAGCAAATGCGCAAGCAGATGCTTCTCCTAGACTGCGAAGTCTTTTAACCCCTTGTCAGCAATGACCGGGGGTTTTTTTATGGGCGGTTATTTATAAATTTTATAAAAATTTATGGGGGTAGGGCTGTTTTGACTTGACGGGGGGTGTTGTAGATGTTAAGTATTACAGAAGTGCTGGGAATCGGTGGGGAATAGTGTTCACGTGACACCGCTGCTCAGCTCACCATAAGGGGTCATGGGGGTACGGTGGGGTCTAAGGTATACACATATGTCGTGTCAAGGGTATAGCACAACCTGTTTGTGCTATAATAGATTCATCGGTTGGGAATTCCAGTCCCAGTCGATCTGTTGCCCCGCCAGTTGCGGGGTTTTTCTTTTGGAGCTTTAACCGTGAAACTTGCAACACACATCAATACCAACACCTACAACGCCATCGTGCCTACTCTGAAACTCGCAGACATCTCGTCTGTCAGTTTGCTGGAGACATTGATTAAGAACGGGATAGGCACACGCAAGGATGCTGTGCCGTACGTTGTGTACTACGTCAGCCTGTTACCTACGAGCAAGGTCAAGGCATACGAGGGACAGCGTGGCTTGACGTTCGGGCGAGGCACTGCTGAGCAGAAACGCACAGACAGGATTCTTGACAACATCTTTGTGGATGTGGAAACCGCCACACCGAAACCAAAGACAAGCAAGAAGATCGACAAGGTTGCTCGCCTTGTGACAGCGTACGAGGGAATGACTGCTGCTGAGAAGCGTCGCTTTTTGGCTGCAATCTGAAACTGGCAGACATCTTGTCTGCGAGTTTTTTCAAAGCGGCGTGGATGTCCTGTCCCACCG